GCTGTGTAGCTGACTTAGTTTCTCGTGCCACTGACCGCCGAAATTTCCACGCGGACTACCAAGCTGTCATTGCCGGCAAAAAGGCCCGCCGCGATCCGCTACAAGAGTACGTCGCCCGCCTGAACCCGGCTGACCGTGGCGAGTTTTGGGGCGGCTATCTGGAGTTGTCTAGTGCTGAGCAATCCGATTACCGCCGGCGAATTGCACGACTTGCTGCTCGCGGCGGCCGAGACCGATCGCCGCCTGCCGACGGCTGAGCGACGAACGCCGACGAGCTGGTGGCCTGAACTGCTCCAGGAATGGGCCGATTACGCGCCTGACCGCACGCGCGTGCGGCTCGCACGCGCTACACCAGAGCAGATCGACGCCTACGACTTGGTACACGCGATCGTTGCCGGCGTCCGCAGTCTGGCAGACCGTCGCCTGCTGTGGGCAGTGGCGCAAAGCGCGGTGTTCCGCCACCGCGGGCCGGCCTGGAGCCGCATCGCGCGGCTCACACACACGAACCGGCGGGCGGTGAAGAACGCATATGAGCTGTGCCTGCATCGGACAGCCGCCGAGTGGAACGCGCGGCAGCAAATGTGGCGGTAAGTCTCGTGAACTTCACGCAGTACAACGCGGCATCAAAGCTGTCTCCCTGATAGCTCGGCTAGCAGCGCATCAATTCCGACGCGGCGCTCGACGAGCAGCTCACGCAGCTCACCCGCCACTCTGCTCGGCACTACGCGGTCGCCTGCGTGCCACCGCTGCACGGTGCGTGCGGCCACGCCGAGATCGCGAGCCAGCGACGTCTGCCAGCGAGGGCCGTAGAGCGCCTCGCCGGCAGCCGCTACACGCGCAGCTCTTTCGCTTCTAGCTGTTCTGTAGGGCTTCGCTGTTAGCATCTCGCGTCCTCATTTGGTTGTCGAATTGATGCGCTTTGAGTCTTGGCATCGTTCGCAATCCACTGCGTCAACATTGCTTCCAGTTCGCAGGACATAGCGAGCCTCAAACCAACGCCCGCACAACGTGACCTCGTGCATCATCAGATGCTCGTCTTTCCGTCGCGTCGCGAGTTTCCACTCGCCTTCGTATAGTCCTCGCCGTGGCTGGAAAGCGTGCGTGCGTGCCGCCCATTTCGCTGTTAGCATCGGCCTAGCTCCTGCGCGAGGAGGCGTGCTCCACGCCGTGGTAGCGGCAGAGGCGGTGGAAACTGCTCTCGCCCGTTCTATCGCCTATCTCCTCGCGGAGGAGGCGAATTGCCTTGAGACGACGCCCTGCCGGCATGAGGCGAATGAAATCGCCTTCATAGCCGCCGCGCGGCGCGCGGTTGCCGACCTGGAAGTGGCGTCCTGTCACGAGCCCGCGTTCGGTCAGCAGCTCGCGGAGCTGCACGACGTAGTCCGGTCCTTTCTGAGTCCAGCGGCCGCTGCCGTTATAATAGTTTGGCTCGATGCCCTTCGGTTGCGCGAGGAGCAGCGCCAGTAGGTCGCGCTGTTTTCGGCGCAGTTTGGGCGCTTTCGTCTGCGGCTTGCCAAGGTCTTTCGCTCTTTCGATTGATAAGGTCATCATCGTCTCTCTCTCCTTTATTGCAACCAACGTGGTCCTATAATAGCGACCAGTGCGGCTGGCGTCAAGGGGAAACCGTCCCCGACGTGGGAACTGCGTGCAGTTGACCCGCTAGCCCTTACGGTGCGCGCGTTTCGCGACGTACAAATTGCGCTGCGAACGGGTGGCCGCGCCTGCCGCGCTTCCCAACGCACCGGAATTGTGGTTGACACCATTATTATCGGCGCGCCGATTCCTCCCCGGTGGCGTCGATCTCTCTCTCTCTCCCTGCCGAGCTGCCGCGCGCAGCTCGGCTCTTTTGTAGGTGTCGCTGAATGGCTGGCAAGTTGTCGCAGAAGAAGATGGCAGGCGTCTGCGATGAGCTGGCCAAGGGGAAGTCGTTGCGCAGCATATGCGAGGGCAACGACGCCATGCCGGCATGGTCGACGGTCTTGCAGGCCGTCCAGCGCTCCGAGGCGCTGTATGAAATGTACAGCCGCGCACGCGCTATCGGCGCCGAGGTGCTCGCGGACGAGATGCATGACCTGGCCGCAAGCCCGCTGCCAGCCAATGCCGACCCGCGTCTGGCCAATGCCGAGGTGCAGCGTCGACGCGTCGAGATCGACACGAAGAAGTGGACGTTCTCTAAAATGCAGCCGAGAGGCGTGCGGCATCAGAAGGCTGACGTCGAGCCCGAGAGCGGCCCGGTCGTGTTCGTCTGGGGTGGCGGCAGTGACGTCCCGGTCATCGACGACGGCGAGCGGCGCACGGCCGACGTGGTCAAGCTGGTGGGTGAAGAGGACGCGTAACCGGCACGCCGGCGGCGGGCGTAGCAGTACGCGCGCGATCTTGAATTAGAATAATTTTAAGGCCCGGCTGGGCCGTGGCGCGGACTGCGTGCAGCCGGTCTGCAACGCGCGGGCGGCAAGTCGTTGCCCTGCCCGGCCTGACCGTAAGGTTGTTAGCCTGACTGAACCCGGTTTTCCTGACGCGACCCCCCGCCCCCCAAGAGATCGGGGCGCTGCCCGTAGACGTATTACACGTCCAAAACTGAGGCTCATCGTCTTCCCCGGCGTCAACCGCCGGCCGTGTACGACGCAACCCGGTGGCAGGAGCTGGCACAAATATGGATAAGTTGACAGAGCACCACCTGCGCAATCTCGCCGCGGGCAACGAGGTCCGCAACGAGGACGGGTCGGTATCAACTGTTCGGACCATGCAGTTTGACCTGGCTGATGGGCGGTCGATCGTCATACCCTCTGTATGGGACGGGGAAATAATTGAGGACGGCCACGCCGCGCTGGCGCGCGCGCGGAAGGCAGGCGTATATGAAATCTTCGACACGCGCGCCGCGGCGGAAGCCTTCGACAAAAAGATACACAACGACAACAGTGTGCTAGGCGGTCGCATGGTGCCTATGAGCGCAGAAAAGGCTGCGGCGCTGTTGAGATCAATTCAATCACGCAGCGTAATGCGCCGCGCTGGCACCGGCGCTCATAACTAACCCGCCGTTCGGACATATACGCCGCTTTATTGACCACGCCTTTTCGATCGGCGCAAAACTGAGGCTCGCCGTGTCGAAGCGCCGCCGGCCACGTCGTCGCAATCCGATGGCCCGCACCCTGGCGGATCGCGGCTACCGTCAGCGCGTCGTGCCGAGCGCCAAGCTGTACAAACGCAAGCCGAAGGTGGCACGCCATGATCCAGACCCTGGTTGACCTGGACGAGTTGGGCCACGACGCCGGCTTCTGGTATCTCGCCTCGCCGTACAGCGGCTACACGCCGCGCGTTCACATGGACACGCCGGCTCGCCTGGCGCAGGCGTTTGGGATTGTCGCCGCGGCTGCTGGCTGGCTTATCGGCCAGCGCGTGCCGGTGTTCTCGCCGATCGCACACTCGCACGCCATTGCCGAGGCGTGCAGCCTCGACCCGCTGTCACTTGACGTTTGGCTGCCGGTCGACGAACCGTTTATGACCGCGGCCACCGGGCTGCTGGTACTGGAGCTGCCGGGTTGGCGGCATTCTGCAGGAGTGAAGGCTGAAATGACGCACTTCCAGATGGAGGGAAAGCCCGCCTGGCTGCTGCCCTGGCCGTCGAACTGCGGCGGCCGCTGATGCCGAGCATTCTGAGGAGCCAGGAGTGGCCGGAGTTTGATCCCGACGGCAGCGGCTATGACGATCGGACTGCGCGTGCCGCAGGCATGACGCCGCACGCTAGCCCCGGGCCAAACAAAGGCCATATGGGCAGCGTTGTCCACTCGACGGCGGGAGAGCGCGCGCGTCTGGGCCTGCCGATGGATAGTTATTTAATCCTCAAGGGCCGTAAGCACAGGAGCTTCCCCGAACACGTCGCTGGAGAGGCGGCTCGTGGATATCGCGTGATCAAGCGCGGCGGTCGATACTGGTCAGTGCGCTATGGGCTGTCCGGTGGTGGCCCTGCCGAGTTGTATCGCTAGTGTGGCTCGGGGCGTTCCGCTGATGCATTACCACGCCTATTCGGTGCCGGAAGACGACGGCGTCACGCTGTACGTTCAGCTCAAGGGCTTTGCCACGGCGGCCGCAGCAGCGGACTTCCTGCGTGAGCTGATGGAGCCGTTCGAGGACGACGCTGACGGCGGGGTCGCGCATTGACCACAAAGATCGAGATCGACTATATGCCGCGGCCCTTGCAGGCCAAGCTGCACCAGATGCTCGACAAGAACAGGTTTAATGTACTGGTCTGCCACCGTCGGTTCGGCAAGACGGTCTGCGCAGTCAACCACCTGATCAAGCGCGCCATCGAGGAGACCAAGCCCAGCCCGCGGCTGCACTACATCAGTCCGACCTACCGCCAGAGCAAGCTAGTGACGTGGGACTACCTCCGCTCGTTCACCAGCGCCATCCCCGGCACGAAGTACCATGAGACCGAGCTGCGCTGCGACCTGCCCAACGGCGCGCGAATTACGCTGCTGGGATCGGAAAACCTTGCCGGCCTGCGCGGCATTTACAGCGACTTTTGTGTCATCGACGAAGTGGCGAACTGCCCAGAAAGCCTGTTTCCAGAGATAATCAGGCCAAGTTTGAGCGACCGCAAGGGCGGCGCGTGCTTTATCGGCACGCCACAGGGCCACAACTACTTTCACGACCTCTGGGAGGCCGCTGCCAGCACCAAGGGCTGGGCGCGGGCAATGTACAAGGCTAGCGAGACCGGCATTGTCGACGACGACGAGCTGGAGGCGGCCCGCGCGACCATGACCGCCGATCAGTACAACCAGGAATTTGAATGCTCCTGGGTGGCGAACGTACCCGGCTCGGTGTTCGGCAAGGAGCTGCAGGACGCCGACGACGCCGGGCGGATCACGACCGTTCCATGCCTCGAAGACCACCGCGTCGATACCTATTGGGACTTAGGGATGCACGACTACACCGCGATCTGGTTCGTGCAGAACGTCGGCCGCGGCACCGTGCATATTGTCGACTTCTACCAGAACCAGGGCGAAGGGCTGCCGCACTACGCCCGCGTCCTCGACGAAAAGGGCTATCTCTACGGCAGCCACTACGGGCCGCACGACCTGGAGGTGCGCGAGCTTGGCACCGGCAAGAGCCGGCGTGAGGCGGCGCACAATCTCGGCCTGACCTTCCGCGTCGTGCCGCGCCTGCCGGTCGAGGACGGCATCCACGCCGCGCGGCTGCTGATTCCGCGCTGCTACTTCGATCGCGACAATTGCCGCGAGGGCTTGGAAGCCCTGCGCCACTATCACCGTAAATACAATGAGCATACGAGGAAATTTCGCGACCAGCCGGTCCACGATTGGTCAAGCCACGCCGCCGATGCGTTTCGCACCGCCGCGGTCGGCCTTGAAGGCACACGCATGAGCACCGGCCGTGCGCCGCAACGTGACGCCGAGATGGCGTACAACCCCTACGAGTACGGAGCTGCATAATGGGTTTCTTTTCTGCACCGAGTCCGCCACCGCCACCGCCTGTGCCGCCGGTCCCGCCTGATCCGCCGATCAAGCCGAAGGACACTAAGGCCACCGAGCGCGTCGAGCGCACGCGGCGCAACAAGCGCGGCCTGCGTCAGGCCAACGTCACGGGTGGCCTGCTGACCACGGCGCCGACAACCAAGAAAACCTTGCTGGGCCAATAAATTGGACGATCCCCGCGCATCGGCGCTGCTGAAACGATACACCACGCTGCAGTCGCAGCGCAGTCACTGGGAATCGCACTGGCAGGAAATCGGCGACTACATCTGCCCGCGCAAGGCGGATATCACGAAGAAGCGTTCGGGCGGCGCCAAGCGCACCGAGCTGCTGTTCGACGGCACGGCGATCCACGCCGCCGAGCTGATGTCGGCCAGCCTGCACGGTATGTTGACCAACGCCGCCACACCGTGGTTCGACTTGCGCTACGAAAACAACGAGCTGAACGGTGACGACGAGGCCAAGGAGTGGCTGGAGGGCGCCACCGACGTCATGTACCAGCACCTGGCGCGGTCGAACTTCCAGGAGCAGATTCACGAGTTATATTCTGACCTCGTGACGTTCGGCACCGCGGTCATGTTCATCGAGAATGACGAGAACGACGGTTTCCGCTTCAGCACCCGGCACATTGCCGAGTGCTTCGTCTCGGAGAACGAGCAGGGGCGTGTCGACACGGTCTTCCGCAAGTACAAGACCACGGCACGCGCCGCCGTGCAGCAATTCGGGAAGGCAAAGGTCACACAGCGCATAGAGAAATTGGAAACTGATGACCCTTACGCCGAAATCGAACTGCTGCACATTGTCATGCCGCGCGAGGATCGCGATCGGCGCAAAAAGAACACGCGGAACAAACCGTTTGCCAGCCTACACATTGACCCCGACGAGAAGGCGGTGCTCGGCGAGAGTGGGTACGACGAGTTCCCCTATTGCGTGCCGCGGTTTCTGAAAGCCTCGTTCGAGATCGGCTACGGGCGGTCGCCGGCAATGACGGCGCTGCCTGACACGAAAATGATCAACAAAATGTCCGAGGTGGTCATTCGCGCGGCGCAGTTACAGATTCACCCGCCGCTGATGGTGCCTGACGACGGCTTTATGCTGCCGGTGCGTACCACGCCGGGCGGTCTGAACTTCTACCGTTCGGGAACGCGCGACCGCATCGAACCGCTGAACATCGGCGCCAACAACCCGCTCGGCGAGGTGCAGCTCGAACAGCGACGCACGGCCATCCGCGCCGCGTTCTACGTCGACCAGTTGATCCTGGGCCAGGGGCCGCAGATGACGGCGACGGAAGTCATCCAGCGCACCGAGGAAAAGATGCGGCTGCTCGGCCCGGTTCTCGGACGCCTTCAGGCCGAGCTGCTTCAGCCGCTCATCGGCCGTTGTTTCGCCATCCTGGCCAGGCAGAAGGCGTTTGCCGCCGCGCCGGCCATGCTGAGCGAGGGCAACATCGACATCGAGTACGTCAGCCCGCTGGCGAAGGCGCAGCGCACCGGCGACGTGCAGGGAATCCTGCAAATGATCGAGTTCCTGATGCCGCTGATGCAGCTCGACCAGGGCGTGGCCGACTACCTCGACACCGACGGCCTTGCCAAGCATATCATCAAGGTAACCGGCACGCCGGCAGTGGTGGTGCGCGGCGATGGCGAGGTGGCTGGCATCCGCGCCAACCGGGCGCAGGCCATGCAGGCCGAGGCCGAAATGGCGGCTGCACAGCAGGTGGCGAGCGCGGCAGGCGACGCTGCGCCGGCACTGCGCGCGGTTGACGAGACCGAGCTGGGTCAGCAGATCGTTGAGGGTGTCGCATGACGCTAATAAAAAACAGGAGATATGCAAATGGCTGACAAAAAAACAGTAGTCCGCAAGGGCGAGCTTTCGCTGTTGCGCCGGTTTATGAAGAAAC